GGGTGCGGGCGGGTCTTAGATGCCGCCCAGCGCGCGCTCTGCGCACGTCAGCGATGGCTGTCCTTCATGGGTTCAGCGAAGCGGTCGAGGAGAAACTCGTAGAGCTTGTCGATCTTGCCCTCGAGCCCGTCGAACCGCTTCACGATCGCGGGCTGGTCGATCTTCGCCACGTCGATCTCGAGCTGCGCCAGCCGGGCGCGAATGTCGTGCACGTCCTGCCGGATCGTGTGGATATCCCGCTCCGTGGTGTCCGGCACAGGCGGCCGGAGCGTTTGCCAGAGTTTCACAATGGCGAGCAGCGCGCCCGCCAAGCCTCCAAGCCCGAGAATGAAAACAATCACGCCCGGGACGCTCGCGACCCAATCTTGTCCCATACCGCCGTCCTTCGTGCCTATCTGGTGTCGTTCCCCGCCCCGCTCTGGGGCTGCTTCAGCTCGAGCGTCGTCACGAAGCCGCCCTGCCGGGTCAGGTTGTGCGTGACAGCCTCGATCCGGTAGGCGCCATCAACGCCGCCCCGGGTGCCGGAGACCACACAGAGACCGTCCGGGATTGCCGAGGTATTCCCCTCGATCACAACGGTCCCCTCTCCGGCGTCGCGCGCGGTGGTGGCCGCGTCGCTGTCGTTCTGCTGCCCGCTCTCCGCCTCGTCCGGTCGCGAGAACCGGGCGGGAAAGAGCGAGGTCAGGCTGATGCCGGTCGCGCGCTCGGTCAGCTGCCATGCGGCCGCCGCCATGTCGTACCAGCGCGCCCGGACGGTCCCGAATTGCGGGCGCCCGAGCATCGGGGAAATCTCCCAGCTATGGAGGTTCTGTCCCCATGCCGCGCGCACGAACGCCTGATATTCGCCGTTGCGCCGGGAGAGGATCACCCGGTTCCCGACCACCCGGAAATTGCCGCCGATCTCGCGCGCCAGCCTTTCGCCCATGGCGACGAAGCTCTCGTCGCGCATCTCGAAATAGGTCCGCGCGATGCTGCTCAGAGCCGGGTCAATCTCGATCTGCGTGATCCCGGCGTGTTTCGCCGCGTCCTTCAGGATCGTCTCGACCGTCGCCTCGTCCCAGTGCCGCTGCTGGCCCTCCTTGGCCTTGCCGGTGGTGTCCATGCCCTTGGCTGAAATGCGCAGGCGGCGGCCCGAGGACCGGTTGCCCGAGGATTTCACCTCGTCCACCGTCCCCTCGAACACGACCCGCATGCCCTCATTGTCCCAGCCCAGCGCGATCACCACCGGGGCGCCGGTCCGCGGCAGGATGATCTGCCCGTTGGTGTCGTCGATCTCGAGCTCGGCGCTGTCGGTGTGGGTGCCGACCTTGTCGGACACCTGCATCCCCAAGAGCACCGGCGAGAGCGCGGTGGTGATGTTGGTCCCGGCGACCGTCACGTTGAAAAGCGCGCGCTTCGACATGGACCTCCGCCCCCCACCTTGTCACCAGAGCCGGATCGGCTCGAGCACCTGCTGCTCGCGCGGGATCGGGATCGGAATGTCGAACGTCGTACCCACCGGCAGCACGGGGCCGAGATCGGCGAGGCCGACGTTCATGTCGTAAATCTGGTCGACCAGCCCGGGCATCGAGCGCCGGAAACGCCGCCAGACGAGCAGCGAGACCGTGAGCCCATCGCCCTCGACCTTGATGGTCTCGATCACCTGTTCCATAGGAGCACGTCCGCCAGGATGGAGAAGAAGGAACCCGCGCTCGGTCGGCTGCACCGCTTCACGGAAATGTCCACGTCGATCACCTTCCCGACGCCATTCGCCCCGAGGTAGGACGACCGCTCGCTGACGGACAGGATGTTGACCCAGCCCATGAGCGCGCCATCGCCCCGCATCATGTACTGCGGGCGCCCAGACGCCCGAGCCTGATACAGCAGCTCAAGGTGCCCCATCCCGCCGAATTTCTCGGGATATAGCCGCGCCTTGATCGTCCAGCTCTCCGGGCCGTCCCCGACGAACTCGAGCGGCGGCCGGGCACCGAGGACGGGCTTCTCCGCGAAGCCCGCCTCGTGGCCGTGGCTGTAGCCGTCCGTGTTGAAGGGCAAGACCTCGAACTTGATCGGGCCGAGCATCATCAGCATCACGCAAACCTCATTCCTGTGTCCGCGAACACGCCGCGGAACGCCTCCCGGACCTGCTCGCGCAACTGCCGGGCGATTTCCGCCCCGAGCTGCTGCGGGTCAGATGAGGCCCCGTTGATCGTGATCGGCGCGTTGATCGACACCTCCACGTTCGGCCCGCCCCCGAAGGAGCCTGCCGGGTTCACGTAGCCGTTGCGGTTCGGGGTGATGAGCTCCGGTCCGCGCTCGCCGACGAGATAGGTCCCGCCAGACGAGACAGGGCCGCCGCCAGCGCGTGCCCCATCCAGCTCCGCGACGGGCGGAGCAGCAGGCGTTGCGCCACGGTTGATCGCAGCGAGCTCGGTCGAAATCCTGCGCACCCGCTCAAGCGCCCGGTCGATCGACGCGGTGTCGATCTCCGGGTTGACGCTGGTCTCGCCGACCAGAGCCAGAGCCGCCTGCAGCTCGTCGGCCCGCGCCCGAGCAGTTTCCTGCTCGGCCGTGATGGCCGCCAGCTCCTCGCGCGCGCCCTCGAGGTGCTCATCGCGCCTGTCGAGAAGGTTGCCGACACCTGTCCATGCGGGCGACGCAGCCAGATCGGCCTCCAGCTCCGCGATGATCTCTCGCTGCCCGGCAGCGCGGGCCTCGAGATCGGCGAGGTAGTCTGCCGTCGGTAGGTTCAAGTCCGATCGAGCGGCGGTGAGCGTTTCCGTCGCCGCGCGCTGATCGGCAGGCAGAGCATCGAGCGCCGCCGGGGTGATCGGCTCAGGCTGATCGCCGCCGAACAGGTCGCGCCACCATTGAGGAGGCTCGGGCCAGGTGATGATGTTGGACAGGTCGATGTTGCCGATCGCCTCGACGATCCGGCCCGGGATGCCCTTCACCCCCTCGATGAACTCGCCGAACTTGGCGACCGCCCCATCCCACAGGGATTGGATCAGCGCCTTGCCCGCGTCGATCATCGGCGCAAGATTTGCCAGCAATCGGCTCGGCAGGCCGGTGAACCAGTTGATGATCCCCTCGGTGACCTGCCGCGCCCTCTCGGTGATCTGCGCGACCTGTTCGGGCGAGAGCGTCTCCTGCGTGAACAGCACAGAGAGCGCATCGCCGATGCTGGTGATCAGGCCCCCGATCCCGGACAGGCCCGACTTCACAAGGTCCCACGCCGCGCCGAAGCCATCGACGACCGGGCTCAAGAAGGAGAGCTTGTCGCCCATCCACTCGAGCGCGGGCTGCAGCGCCGTTCCGATCGCCTGCCCGACGCCGGAGAGGACCGCGTTGATGCGGTCCCAGTATTTCCAGATCAGCAGGCCAGCCGCGGCGACCACCGCCGCGATGGCGGCGAAGGTCCCCCAGACCGGCGCGGAGATCGTGGCCACGGCCGCGCCGATGGCGGCGATGGCGGAGGACAGCGCGCTCACGCCGGGGATCGCCAGCGCGATCCCGGTCAGGCCCGCCCGCAGGCGATCGAGGGTGCCAAGCGACTGCCCGGCCATGGCGGCCAGAGCCGTCTGCAGGCGGATCATCTCGGACGCAGCTGTGCGCGCACCGATGGCGGCCCGGCCGATCGTGTTGTAGCCCAGCGCGATGGCGCTCAGCGCCCCGCCCCGGCCCAGCAGGCCCATGTAGGCAAGCCCGGCCATCGCCATCTTGAAGGCCACGACGGCGGCCGTTGCGCCGACGATTGCGGCCGTCAGGCGCGGATACTCGGCGGCCAGATCGGCGATCATCGTGATCATCGGCCCGATGTAGGCGACGATGCTGTCGAGCGCCGGGAGCAGCGCAGATCCGATCGTGATCGACAGCTCAGAGAGCCGGTTGCGCAGGCGTTGCAGCGCCGACGAGAAGGTCTTGTTGCGGTTCTCGAACTCGCGGAAGGCCGACCCGGCGTACTGGCTTTCGTCGGCCACCATGCCCATCGAGCTGCGCACCAGATCGAGGTTGGTCAGCAGCGGCCCAAGGGCGCGCGCCTCGTCCCCGAAGAGCTGCGAGGAAATCGCCGCCTGCTGCTCCTTGGGCAGCCGGGCAATGGCCTCAAGGACGGAGACGGTGGTGCCCACCGCATCCTCCTGCATCTTCTTCGCCACGTCCTCGGCATCCAGCCCGAGGGCCTTGAACGCCTCGTTCTGGCCCTTGGTGGCGGCCGCGCCGCGCGTCAGGGCCTTGCCCATGTTGTTGAAGGAGGTCGCCGCCACATCGCTCTGCGCGCCGGAGGCGATCATCGCGGAGCCGAAGGCGGCGGTCTGCTCGGCCGTGAAACCGAACATCTTACCTTGCGCACCGACCCGGCGAACCACGTCGAGAATTTCGGCCGCGCTCGATGCCTGAGCGTCGGACAGGTGGTTCATGGCGTCGGCGAGGCTCACCGTCTCGTCGATGGTGAGGCCGAGACCGGTCATCATCTTGGCCATGGCGTCGCCCGCGTCGTCGGCGGAAATCTCGAATGCCACGCCGACCTTTGCGGCGGCCTCGGTGAACTTCACCAGATCGTCGCCCGCGATGCCCGCGGCACCGGCGGCGGCGGCAATCTGCGCCAAGCCGTCAACCGCGACAGGCACGTCGCGAGACAGCTCGAACAGGTCCTTCTGGAATTGCGCGAAGCCCTCCGGGGTGGGGAAGTCGACGACCTTGCGGACGTCGGCCATCGCCTCCTCGAAGGCCATGGCGGCCTGCACCGGACCGGCAATCGCGGTCTTGAGCACGTAGAACCCGGCGACCGCATCGACGAGGTTGCCGCGCGCGGCCTCCAAGGCCCGGCCATTGCGCGCCATCGCCGCGTCGAGACGGTCGCCGAAGGTGATCGGCTGGCCGTTGGTCTCGCTGATCCGGTTCGAGATGCCCGCCAGCGCGTTGGCCGCGCGGCGGGCCGGGCTCGTCACCTTGTCGAGAAGCTCGATTACGAGCTGCGAGGTCAGGGTTGCCATGCGTCACCTTCCTTTGGCGGCCGTCGCGAGCCTCCGCGCCTCTGCGTGCCAGAGAATGACCTCCGACCAGTCCATGTCGTCGAAGGCCGTCACCGGCGTGTTCAGCCAGTGGGCGGCCTCGGCGACGACGGTTCGCCATTCGCCCGCGCCTTGGCCCTTGGGAAAAAATCCGCGATCACCTCGGAGATCGAGGTGAAGTCCTCGGTGTCGAGGTCCTCGATCACCTCGCGCGGGAGACCGCACAGCGTTGCCGCCATGACGATCCCCTGCTCGAGCTGGTCGGTGACGCCATCGAGGCTCGACTGCATCGCCTTCAGGTCGCGGACCTTGGGCTTGCGGATCGACACCTCGGCGATCTCCCGCCCGTCCCAGCTCACCGGCTGGGAAAGGGGGAGGGTCCTATGCTGGGGGGCAGTCATGGATCACCTCAGAAGCCGTTGGGGATGCGCAGGATGCTGCGCTCATCTGCGTTCTGCGAGACCCCGTCCACGCGCCAGTCGGCGGTGAAGAAGTCCCAGTAGATCTTCTCGGCGCCACCGAAGTGCAGCTCGTAGTGCAGGATTTCTGCGATCGTATAGTCGAAGCCCTGCATCTCGCCGCGCTGGAACGCCTCCGGGCTTGCCGAGCCGAGGCGGCCCTCAAGGACCGCCTTCGCCTCGATGGCCTCGCCGGTGCGCTTGTTCCGGATCGACCCGTAGGCCGTGAACTTCTTGCGGGCCGAGGCGCCAAGGCCGAACTGCGTCAGCAGGTCCGGGTCCCAGCCAGCGAGCTTGAAGCTCGCCTCGAGCTTCTGCACGCCGACCGCGACCTCGATCTGCACGCGCGAGCCGCCGGGATGGTAATCCTGAAAGCTCTCCTGCAGGTTCGGGAGCTGGAGCTCCGTCAGCGTGAGGTGCTTGGACGCCGTCGGGTCCGCGTCGCCGCAGAACAGGTTCGCGGCCTCCATGATGTAGATGGTGCTCATCGGAGCGTCTCCTTATCTCTGAGCGATCAGCCGGTAACCGTGCCGACCTGCGCGAGCAGGTCGTCGAGCAGCGCGTCGAGCGCCGGGCGGTACCGGGCGGATTGGATGCCGAGATACCGGAGAACCGGCGCCTCCTCGGCGGCGAAGTTGACGGTGAAGCGGCCCTGCCGCAGCTCCTCCGGGGTATTCTGATCCCGGGTGAACTTGATCTCGAAACCGAGGATGTCGCCGTCGGCTTTGAGGTTGCGCAGGCCGGTCTCCATCGTGTTCAGGATCGCCTGAATGGTCTGGCCGGTGATGTTGAAGCGGCCGAGGTAGAACCGCAGCGTGCGCAGCAGCATCAGGTGGATGAAATCGCGCCCGCGGGTGACGTTGTAGAACCGCCAGAGATCGTCCTCGCCCGCGTTGTCGGTGCCCACGAAGATGAAGCCGCCCTGCGCGATTGCGCTCTCGACGCCCATCTCGCCGCGCAGCAGCACGCCGATGTTGGATGCGAGCAGGCGCTGGCCCTCGGTGGCGCCGTCGGTCAGCGAGAAGTTGATCGGGCGCGAAGGGCCGACAATGCCCTGCACCGGCTGGTTGGCCCAGCTGTGGAAGGGGCGGCCCTGTTTCTCATGGTCGCGCCGCACGCCGATGCCGATCACCGCTGGCGAAAGCGGCTGGACGACCGTGACGCCACCTGAAAGCGCCTTGACCGCGGGATCGACCGGGATCAGGCGCTGCGCGCTGATGGTCTCGCGCCAGTCGATTGCAGCCTGCTCGGTGGTTGCCGGACCGTCGACGACCGCGTGCGCCAGCAGCTTCTCGCAGATCGCGGGGAGTGCGGCGCAGACAGGGTTTGCAAGCCCCGTGTCGTGCTGCGAGGTGAAGCCCGGCGCGCACAGCAGGCGCGGGATCACGCCCAGCTCGGAGCCAGCGTTCAGGAAGGCCTGAAGGCCGGTCGAGACGCCATCGCCCACGACGTTGGCGATCGTGGCGTCGATGTCCAAGCCTTCTGCGACCCGGACCACCACGACTTTCGCGGCCACCTGAAACCCGCCCAGCTGGGCGTTCAGGAGCACGATCGCGTCGCGCAGGGTGCCGGTCGCGCCCAGCGCGGTCAGCTTCGTCGCGTCGTCGGAGTAGAGGAACACGGGGGTGTCGGCGGGGAATACGGTGGCGTCCGCGTCAGGCGCGGTGCCGATGATGCCCACCACGGACATATCGCTCCACACCGGGGGGCGCGGCTCGTTGTCGATCCGCGTGAGGGAAATCCCGAAAGTCGGGTCGGACATGAGAGTGTCTCCTCAGATGATGCCATCGTCCGACGGCCTTTGCCGCCCAGAGGTAGATGGTCTGGTTGGTGGTGGCGGTCGGCCGTCAGTAGGTGCCGCCGTCGTAGGCGCTCACAAGGTTGGTGATCTGCTGCTGCAGACTTGTGAGCGTCGTCTGCAGGTTGGAAATCTGGGCGATCGTGTGCCCGTGGCTCGCATCCGCCTTCGCCGCGATGAGCTGCGTGAGGTTGGGAATGTCCGAGACCCCGAGGGAGACGACGCCCGCCTTTCCGTTGACCGATGAAACCGGGCCGTCAGCTATCGCGTCCTGCGCCGCAGCCGCCGCGATGGCGGCGTCCGAGGCGGCCTGCTGGGCGATCAGAATAGCCGCCTCGATGTCGGAGGCCGCCTCGACGATCGACTTGGCCAGCCCGGCGGAGGCCGAGATCACCCAGTCGTCGTGCTCGGCCGCGCCGACGTTCCCGTTCACCGCGACGACCTTGAAGGCCAGCCCGCCGCTCTCGCGGCTGTAGGCCTGCACCTGCAGCAACGCCCAGTCGTCGATGGTGTCCTCCGCCTCGCGGGACAGGAGGACATAGGGCGTGGGCGTAAAGACCGCCCGCGCCGCCGTTTCGTCCACCACGAGGGTGGTCTCAAGACCGAGCGAGACAGTCAGCGGCGAGGATGATGTCGCCACCAGAAACCCGCTCTCCGCCGCGGCATTGACCTGCGCGAGCGCCGGTCCGAGAACCTCGTTCACCCGGGTGAGGCCCAGCGCAACGAGGCTGTCGGACGCGGTGGTGATCCTCTCGATCTGGCCTGCGACCTCGTTCAGGCTCTCAACGATCAGCCGGAAGCGGCGATTGAAAAAATCCCGATCGAGGTCTTGGCTGTCCCGAACCCGGAGGTCCTCGAACCTGACGACCATCGCGTCACTCCCCCTGAATGGGGTCCGCCGACGCGACGACGCCCGGATGCTCTGCGGTCAGGGCGTCGTAGACCGCCGCCTTGACGGTGTAGCGCGCCCCCGGGCGAAAGCGCGCGGAGGCGAACTCGAGGTGTCGGTTCACCGTGATCTTGTAGTGCGTGGGCTTCTTGGCCATCACAGCGTCTCCTTCATGGGTTCAGATCAGGACTGCGCGAACTCGATCAGCTCGGCGACATGGAAGGTGCTCGCCGCGGAAACCGTGGAGCCCACAATCCTGATCGCATAGGTGCTCACGCTGGTGACGTTGAAGATCGAGGTGCGACGGATCGTGCCATCGGCCAGAACCACGTCCTCGACCACATCTGCCGTCTCGGTGCCGGAAAGGTCGGCCCCGGTCAGCAGCGAGACCGTGGCATCGTGCTGGTCCTCGTCGAAGGCCTGCAGATCGGTCACCACCTTCACGCTCGCCGTCGGCGACCCCAGCGTCCGCGTCTTGCCGACCCAAGTGAAGGTCGTCTTGGTGCGGCTGACGATCGCCTGCGAGCCCGTCAGCCCGAAGCCGGGCATCAGGTCCGTGGTGCCGGTCAGCGTCGCGCGGAGCGGCAGGATAGCCGGGAGCCCGGTCAGGTTGGGCCCGTTCGGCGCTCCGTCGAGCGGCACCCACGCGCCGTTCACCTGCACCTCGAAGTCGGTGCGGCAGGCGGGCGGGGTGATCCCCTCGTTCAGGATGTCGATGTCGAGGATGCCGCCCGCGAGCTGCAGCGCGGTCATCTCGATCGACACGCGGGTCCGCTCGAACTTCGCGAAGTAGAGGCGCAGCTTCAGATCGTCGACGAGGTTGCCCGCGAAGAAGGCCCCGTCCGTCGAGACGAAGAACGTCCCCTGCACCACGCCGTTGTCGCTGTTCGTCATGGCGACGTAGTGGTCGCCGGTGGTGATCAGGACCAGCGCGTAGCGGCGACCGGCGACCAGATACGTGGGCGTGAGCGCCACCTTGGTCTCGACCAGCGAAGGCAGGCCCGCGCCGCCGGAGTTGGCGCCGACCTGAATGTCGGCCACCGGGATCGTCGTGCGCGAGAGCACGCGGTTGAGGTTCGGCATCCCGAACTCGGTCTCGCAGATCACCGCCGTCACGTCGCCGGACGCCGCCTTGCGCGAGAAGAACAGGCCGACCTGCGAGAGCCAGCCGTCTTGGCTGTTCAGGAAGGTCTGCGCGATCTGCTGGCCGTTGAGCGTCGCCGAAGCTGCCACCCGGTCCCAGTAGGGCTCGAGGTAGATGTCGATCCAGAACTGCGTGAGGCGGACCCAGTGCACGTTCCCGTTCGGGATGCGCTGGCCGTTCGGCATGTAGTCCGGCATGTAGTCCGGCAGACCATTTTCGACCAGCCAAGTCTCGCCATCGCGCCGGAAAACCCCGGAGGTCATGTCGAACTGGCCCTGCCGCCACCACGTCGAGTTGGTGCAGACGGTGCGCGTCGAGCCGAACCGACGGCGCTCGCGGGTGCGGGTCAGCTGCCGGATTTCCGTGGTCTCGAAGGTGTACTGCGCCATGCGGGTCTCGCCGGTGTAGCCGGTGAGGTCCATGCGCAGGCCGTGGGCGAACTTCGGCAGGACGAAGCCAGAGTTGTTCTGGATGAAGACGTTGTTCGGGTTCAGCAGCGCCAGCGGCGAGGTTTGCGTCCCGGCGATGGCGAAGCGGATGCCCTCGCCGACCACCGCGTCGTAGCTCGGATGCTCGGTGTTGGTGCCCTCCTCGTCGAGGAAGTGGTCGGTGCCGTAGAAGATGTAGGCGCCGGGCTCGTAGACCTTCTGGCGCAGCTCATCGAGCTGGGCGGTCAGATCCACAATCTCGTTCTTCATGGCCACGCCGAGGAACCGGTCGGCCAGCGCCGAAAGGTCGGTGCGCAGCGTGTCGACCTGACCGCTGATCTGGCCGCGCCAGTTTTCGAGGGTGGTCACCCGGTTCGCGACGGCGCGCAGGTTCGGGAGCTGCGTCGGTGCCCACTGCTCGATCCCCACCACGCCGGTGGTGTCGAGCAGCAGGTAGGCGATGACGGTCACGTTGGCATCGGTCGTCGGGAAGCTCGGATCGGGCCCCTCGACGCCGGAGACGGTCGAGACCTCGGCGCGGCGCAGGTTTTCCATCGCGACCGACTGCGGCTCGGTGGTCCCGGCCTCGGCGTCGATCAGGAAGTCGCGCGGCTGGACGTCTGTGTCGACCGACTGGCCGAAGGTCACCACCGCGACGCGGCGCCGGGTGATGATCGGCAGCGCGTTGAACAGGTCGATCACGACGTTTTCGTCGCGGTCATAAACCTCGCCATTGGCATAGAGGCGACCGGCCGACAGTGTGACCTCGGTCGCTCCTGTCTTGGTGACGGCGAAGCCGACGTAGCCCCGGCCGGGCTCCACAGCGTCCTTGACGATGTGGTCGAGCGAGGTGCGGGCGAACTCTTGCGTGTTGTTGAGATCGCCCGACTGCAGCTCCTGCCGGTCGCGGTAGATAACGATGCGTTCCATGTTCAGACCTCGATGTATTCGCCGACGGCGGTCTGGCCGACCTTCTGTCGATCGCCGGAGCGGATTGCCCGGAAGGTTTTGGTGTTCAGCAGGACCTTGTCCCGCAGCGACTTGGTGATCCGCACCGCCTGACGTGCGTCGGCGATCGGCTTCTTGCTCGTCGAGACGACGTATCCCTGAACGAACTTGCTCGTGATCCGCCACGGGCGTTTGCTGAGCAGGCGGACATTGGCCTCGGCGTGGTAGGCAGGCATGCCCAGCCTCGTGAAGCCGATGTGCATCGAGCGGCGGCGCTCGATCGGGATGCGGTCCGGGTCGTGGATGTGCCAGCGCTCAAACAGGTGCTGCCACGAGATCGTGGGCGGCAGGAAGCCGCCCGCGATCCGGCTGCCGCCGCCCGCGTAGACCGCGCCCTTCTGGCCCGGGTGGACCTCCGCGATGAACTGCGGCCGGACGTCGATCAGCTGCGCCCGTGGGAGAACCGTGGTGTACGTCTCCCGGCCGAGGCGGAACTCGTAGCTGGCGTCGCGCGGGATGCGCACGATCCGCTTTGCCACGCCCTGATCGTCCACGAGAAAGCCGCGCGCACGCGGCGCCGCATTCAGGTGGATTGCCTTCGTGGCCTTCGGACCGAGGATCACCTCGTCGAACGCCGTCGCCGCGAAGATCCCCGCGCTCTCCACCTTCACCTCTCGGAAGGTCAGCGTCGTCTCCTCGCCGCGGTCCCAGAGCTTTGCCGTCCGGGTGTATTGCGTGACCGACGTGCTGATCTGCCGGATCGGTCCGAGCGACGTTTCGCCGATCATCCGCTTCACGGACAGGAAGGTGCCGAACGGCCCGGTCTGGCCGCGCGAGACGAAGGGAAAGACGCGGAGCTGCGGGAACAGCGCCAGATAGGCATCCCGCTCCTCCTGCGTGAAGGCCGGGGAAAGGTGGGTCTTGGCGGGCGGCACGATGAAACGCCGCAGCTCGCCGCCCATGATCTCGATCGCCTCGGCAATCGCCGTGGCCGTGCCCTTGCGCGCGTGCATGCCGAGCGACCGCGCCAGCATGATGCGGTGCTTGTCCTCCGGCCACTCCTTTTCCCAGAAATCGACCGACAGGCCCCATGCCACCCACGGCAGGAAGGGTGCGGGCACATCGAATGGCCGCACCAGCTTAGGCACGTCGAGCGGCAGGTCGGCGATGCGCGCGCCCGTGAGGTCCGCCGCTTCCTCGAAGGCCGTCCGGTTCTGCGGAAGGAGCGTCTCTTGGGTCATTGCATGGCTGCCTTACTGGTCGCGGATCGTCAGGGTCGTCACCGTCAGCTCGCTGATCGCGTAGACCTGCGTGTCGTCGAGCACGACGTCCTCGGCGGGCGAGACGAGCTCGACCGAGTGGACGCCCTCCTGATGGAGCCGCGCGAAGATCGCAGAGCGGCGCAGGTTCATGCCCAGCATCCGGTTGCGCTCGACCCATTCCGTGAGCGCCGCCAGCGCGCGGGTTTGCACCAGCGTGCCGTCCGGGCCGGGATAGAGCGTCAGGCGCGCGTCGATCGTCACCGGCACCACCTGAGGCGCGAGGACGTGGACGACGTCGGTGAGCGGGCGAATGTCGTCGTCCCGCAGGGCGATGAGGACGTCTTGCAGCTCGGCCGCCGTCGGTGCCGGATCGTCGCCCTCCTTGAGGAGGGTCACCAGGACCGTGCCGGGCGAGGTCATGATCGCGCTCACATCGCGCGCCCACGGCGCGACGGTGAGCGCGTGGTATTGGTAGGCCCCCTCCGGCCCGGCGACCGAGAACGCCTCGGGCGCGAGCTGGATGCGGCGGCGGAACCGCGCGTCGGTCTCGCCTTCCTGACGGGCGGTTGCGAACAGCGCGCCGAGGTGGTCGAGGTTGGTGCCGTAGGAGGACGCGAGCAGCACCGCGCGGGCGCTGTCGTTGATCCGGGCGCGGAGCAGAAGCTCCCGATAGGCGAAGGCCTCGATCAGCTTGCGCGCGGGCTCGCTCTCGAGGTCGATCACGCCGACGATCGCCGGGAAGCGGGCGACCAGATCGTCGCGCATGTCCTTGACGATCGCCTCGTAATCGATGGTCTCGATGATGTCGGGCGGCGTCAGCGCCGAAAGGTCGATGGCGGTGAAGCGCGTCATGGGTTGAGCCTTTCGTCGATCAGGATGCCGTCGTTGTTGGCATAGGCATCCACCCTGCGCGCGCCCTCCGCGGTGAAGTCGCCGAACACAGCGCGCGGGCGATATTCGCCATTCAGGAAGAAATGCAGCGCGCCCTCGCGGGTCACCTTGACCACCTGAATTTGCGTGATGCGGTAGCGCGGCTCCCACTGCTCGATCGCCGAGGTGACCGCCATGAAGAACGGCGTAACCTCCTGCGGCGTGATCAGGCGGCCGAGGATGTTCGGGACGAACGATCCATACCACTCCCGCATGATCCGGGTGCCGAACTGGGTGTAGAAAATGTCCTGCAGCGACTGCACGACATGCTCCCAGCCGGTGATCGTGCCGCCGGTGGCTGCGTTGATGCCGACCGACGGGGTCTGAATGCTCGCCATCGGTCAGCCCCTTTCATGGTTGCAGATCAGGCGCCGTCGCCTTCGTCCTCGCTCGCGGCATCGCCCTCGGCATCCGCGGGCGCGTCTGCGGCAGCCTCAGCGGGCGCAGGAGCGGGCTCAGGGGCGGCCTTCTTGCCGCGCCGCTGTGTGGATGCCTTCGGCGCGTCCTCGGCCTCCTGCGCAGCGGGAGCGGCCACCGGCAGATCGACCGGCACCAGCGTGCCCAGCCGCAGCTCGTGCTCGGCCTGCTTCTCGGTCATCGTCAGCACGGTGCCGACGCCGGTGTTGTTGTTCCCGGCGACGAAGCGCCCGGCCTTCTCAGTGATCGCGTAACGGGGCATGCATCTGTCCTTTCGGTTTTCAGTTGGCGGGAACGTCGGTGGTCGATGGGCCCGGCGTCACCCCGCCGTGGATGTGCGTCGAGCCGATATTCTTCCCGTCGTGTTTCACTTGGCCGCCGGTGATCTCGACACCGGCGCCGGAGACCTTGAATGCCACCCCGCCGACAGTGATCTCGGCTTTGGCGCCGGTCAGCTCAAAGGTCAGGCCCCCGACCTTCACCTGCACCAGATCGTCCGCGACCGTCATCGTCACGTTGCCGTAGGTCACGACGTTCTGGTCCCCGGCCCCGGATGGGCTCGGGTTCTGGTCCGAGTGGGTCAGCGGGATCGCCACCGCCTGCCGGAAATCCCCGGTGGGCGACATGGCGGTCAGCTGCTGGCCGACGGTCGGCGGCGTGTGAACCTTGAGCGCGCCGGAGAACTGCGCGTAGGGCACCCACGGAGAGAGGAACTTTCCCTCACCGCCGTGCGAGGGCCCAAAGTCGAGCCTCACCCTCTGCTTCTCCGGATCGACCTCGGCGACGACGCCGTGGCGCATCACTCCGGCGACGCGGCGCTCGAGCTCGGCCACGCGGGCCGCGATCTCGACAAGCTCACGGATTGCCATCGGGTCCGCCCTCCGCCTGCGCCATCTCTTCGTCGAGCACGGTCTCGCGATCGCCCTCCTCGTCCAAGACGACAGCCGCGATGGGGACCGGGTTTCCGTCCTCGTCCAGCACCGGCAGGATGCCGATCTGGTCGAGGACCTCGAGCGGCACACCCAGTATCTGGGCGGACCGTTCCCATTCTGTCAGCGGGTTCCCGGCGATCTCGGCGCGAAGCATCCCAGCGATGGGCGCCAGCACCTCGTCCGCATCCATGGCCGCCAGCACGTCGCCCCATGCCGTCCCCGCGCCCATCGGGCCGCCGGGGACCGGCTCGTCAACAAGGTCGCAGGCCAGCACCAGCTGGCGGGCGGCGAACCGCACGCCGTTCTCTGCCGATGCCCCGCGCCGCGAGAGGCGGCGCGTGATCCTCGGGACCAGCTTCATCCAGACGCGGGACCACGCGTTGTCGTCGCGGTTCAGCGCCGAAAGGACCTGATGCTCCATGATATCGAGCGTTAGCTCCATCCCCTCGTCGGTGTGGGGGATGGCAATCGTAATCTGCTCGCCCTGCCCGTCGCGGGCCGGGACCTCGACGCGGGCGGCGATCGCCATCTCGATCACCAGCTCGCAGCGGGTGTTGCCGCTGCCCAGCGCGCGGCCCGTCACCTCGACCTCATGCTCGTCGGTCGTCAGCACGATGATCGGCTGGCGCGTTTCGGCGATGGTCTGGTCGATCGGATCGACGGCGCTGTCAAAGACCCGCGCCCCGGCCAGCGTCCGGTCAAGGAGCGCGCGCGAGGCGGCAAGGCGCATGGCGAGGCGAGAGAGGCTCATTCCGGATGGTCCTCCCGGACAAGGATAAGGTTCAGGTCGCCCATGTCCGTGTGCTGGACCATGGAGACGGCGAACACCGGGCATCCGGCGCGCGCGGTGAATTTGATCGTGTCGCCCTTGGCCGGGAGCGCGGAGAGCGCGTCAACATCGGCCTTGGCGATCCAGAACTCCGAGCTCGTCGATGCGAGCCGGGTGGTCCCGGAGAATTCTGCGCCGCGGGCTTGGCCGCGCGGCTGGTCGGCCGCCGGGCCTGCCGAGAACACCCCGTAGACGAGATGCTGCGGCCTGTCCGGGTCGGCGTAGCGTTCGGCGTATTGCGTCGAGACGCGGGGAAGAAGAACCGCGACCTCCGCGAAGGCGCCCTTGATCGCGCCCGAGAGGGCGGCGTCGAGATCGTCAAACATGGAGGCCACGGTTCCAGTCCTTTCAGGGAGCGAGCTCGCGCACCGATCAGGTGCGCTTGCCCGGGATCAGCACGCGGGGACGCGTGCAATACTGCAGGGCGTTCATCTGGAACTCGAGGTTCACGCCCTTGCCGTTCTGCATCTCCCACTGCTTGCCGTAGAGGCGCTGCCCCTGCGTGTTGACGGTCTCGATGTAGTCAGCCGGTGCATAGACCGTGCGGAACAGACCCGGGACGCCGAGCGGGAAGATGTGGCACTTGTCGGTGGCCACGCCGACGTTGGAGCCGCCGCGGTAGTTTTCCCACGTGATGCCGCCGAACTCGAACGAGCCGAAGGACGACTGCTGGCCGTTGGCGCCGACGTAGGCGGTGCGCAGCGTCGAGGCCTCCGCGTAGCCCTTGTAGGTCTCGCGGACCTCCGGGTGAGCGATCAGGTCGTCGAAGAAGGCGTCGCCGCAGAAGGCGTGGATGCCGGTGTAGGGCAGGCCGTCGAGGATGCCCGCGACCTGACGGATCACGGCCGCGCACTTCTTGCGCAGCGCGCCTTCGGCCGGGTTCGCGTTGTCGAGGTCGAAGTCGATCTCCGCCGGGGCGCTTTCGCCGAACTCGGTGAAGTAATCGAACAGGGTCGAGCCGTCCGCATCGAGGAGCTTGCCGCTCTTGATGATGTTCAGGCGGTGGTATTCCTCGGTCAGCGAGAAGAACTGGCTGGCCTCGGCCGCACGGTCGGCGATCTTCTGCTGCAGGCGCTCGACAGCGACCTCCTGCCCGAAGGCGCGGACCTGCTGGACCTCGTCGGCGTAGATCGCATCGTCGACTTGGAAGTGCGGCACGCGCAGCGAGCGCAGCGAACGCTTGTCCTTGCCGAAGGTCTGGCCGACGCCGCCGCGGGGCGAGGCCCCGATGATCAGCTGGCTGCCCTGCGTGCTTTTCTCGATGCCAATGTCGAGGGTGTCGATGCTGGTCGTCTGGAACAGACCCAGCTGGCCGATGCGGGACGGGGTGTACTTGATCTCCCGCAGCGCGTCGGTGAGGCGCATGACGCTGAAGGCGTCCTGCGAGAAGATATTCAGGATCGACATGGTTATGTCCTTTCTCGTTCAGGCCGCGGATCAGCGGACGATGATGCCGACGGCGGCGAGCTGGGCGTTCTTGGCCGCCTTCTTCGCACCGTCGTTGACGCTCGACGCATAGGTGAGCGTCTTGCCATTGACCTCGGCGTCGCGCGCGATGGCCGCGATCTTCTGGTCCTCGCTGGTGGCGTCGCAGCCGTAGAGCGCGACAGCAACGGCGGTCTGGTTGCCGACGTCGGGATCAGCGGCGGCGTTCGGCGCCGGGCCGTACTTGCCCGCGTCGGCACCGGAGGTGAACCGGCCAAGGACGGTGCCGGGGGCGATGATGCCGGAGCCGGACACGATGGTGATGTTTTCCCGCGAGCGCTGGCGGTTGGCTTCGCTCATCAGGAATTCGCCGGGATGGCGGCCTTCGTTCAGAACAGTCATCTCTCGTTCTCCTTGAGATCAGAGGCGCGCGCGGCTCAGCCGAAGCGCTTGTTGGCGTTGGCGACCGCGGCCGACCAGCCGGTGGTAACCTTTTCGGAGGCACCCACGCGGCCGCCCGAAGCATCGGCGCCCATCTCGTTCTCCGCCGCGGCGCGGTCGGCGATCGAGGCGGTGCGGCCAGACTTCGGCGCGACGGCCAGAACCTTGGACGCGTCCTCGGCGCTCATGTTCGTGTCGAGCGCGAGGACCATGGCCTGCGCTTCACGACCTTGGGCTTCCTCCGAGGTGAGGATGCTTTTGATGCGGGCCGTGGCGGCCGCGCGACCGGCGGCCTCGCCGTCGGCACGATCCTTCTCGACGGCCGCATTCATCTGCGCCTCGGTGACACCCGCGTTTTCAGCCTGCGGGGCAGCGGCTTCGGTGGTCTTGCTCATCGCAAAGCCTTTCCTTCGTGTTGCGGCCCCGGGGGCCTTGGTTTGCATTTCGGCGAGCACCGCATCGAGCGATGCGATCCGGTCCGCGAGCCCGCGGTCGATCGCGTCCTGACCGATGAAGGTGCGCGCCTCGGTTCCCCGGATCGCCTCCTCCGTCATGCCCGGACGGCCGCGCGCGACGAGCCCCACGAACTGGTCGTAGAACTTCATCACCTCAGCCTGCAGATCGGTCTGCACCTGCTCATTGAGCGGGCCGAACGGATTGCCGTCGACCTTGTGCTTGCCCGCGTAGATCAGCGTCGCCTTGACGCCCTTCTTCTCCATCTCGCCGGAGCGATCGAGGTGCGTGAGCACCACGCCGATCGAGCCGACGATCGAGGTCGGAGAGACCACGATGTCGTTTGCCGCGCTCGCGATGCCGTAGGCGGCGGAGGCGGCCATGTCGTTGACGAAGGCCGTCACCGGCTTCTTGGCTCCGAGCTGGCGCACCTGCTCGGCCACGGTGAACATGCCGGTCGCCTCGCCGCCCGGGCTGTCAATGTCGAGCAGGATCGAGCCGACCTCTGGGTCGGTCTCGGCGTCGCGGAGCTGCGCGGCGATCCCCTCGTAGGAGACCATGCCGGAATAGGCCCCGATCCATGCGCCGCGGTTCACGAGGCTGCCGACGATCGGGATCGTCGCCACGCCGTTGGTGACCGCGTACTTCCGGGCCCGCCCGTCCTCGCCATACCAGCTGCCGAGGAAGCGGTTTGCATCCGGCGCCAGCACGGAGGCCTGCGCGCCATCGAGCGGCAGGCGCCCCTCGAGAACGTGCAGAACCACCTCGGCCTTGGTCGGGTGCAGGAGCAGCGGACGGTTCAGGACGCGGGATGCGATCTGCATCAGCATCGGGCCGTCTGCTGCGGGTTTGATGGTGGGCTGCTCGGTCACCGAACGCCTCCTGTGGCAATGGCGCGGCGCCCCGGGCGTTTGCCCTGAAGCACCGCGCATTTCTCTTCGAAGCCCCGGATCACGGTCAGAAGCCGGTCGGGAGACGCCTTGTGAAAGGTCACCGACCGCTCGACGCCCGATGCCCCGGCCTTGAAGGTCACGATCATCGAGCCCTGCCCGGCGATCAGGTTGTAGTAGACCTGCCGGAGCGCGGCCGCCGCAGCGCACGGGTCGTTTTCATCGACGGTGAGCGCCATCAGTTGTCCTCCTCGGGGTCAGGACCGTCGTCCGGCCCGTTGTCCGGCCCGTCCATCGGCTGGGGCCCGCCACCGGCGGCGCCCATGACCTGCGGCTCCGGCAGGCCGTATTCGGCCCGCATCGCCTTCTCCTGCGCGAGCTGCTGGTAGACGTCGTCCACATCAACGCCGAGGTCGTTGCAGATCATCGCGTCGGACATGACGCCGAGCCGTTTCCAGACCTCGTGCGACTTCGCCTTCTTCAGGTCGTCCGCGTGCGGCCGCGGGTCGCCGCGCCAATCCGCCCGGCAGGCCGCCGTCCGGTTGGCGAGGAAGCCGTCAAGACCGCCCGGGAACGACACGCCGCCGCTCTCGATCTCCTCCTCAAGCCACGCCTCGTAGACTGGCTGGCAGAAGGGAGCGAGCAGGTTCTGGCGACGCGCCTTGGTGATCGCGAAGATCTCTGTCGCCGCAGCCTGCAGCGAGGAATAGGTCGCGCCGACGTTGTCGCCGGTCGCGCTCTCGTAGGTCAGGCCAAGGCAGCGCGCGAGCTCCCGAAGCAGATGCATCGAGAAGTCCTTGTAGGCGGTCGATGGGTGGTTCGAGGTGTGGAACTTCAGCTCCTGCCCGGGGAACAGGTGCGCAAGGCGCCCGTTGATCCCGACGTTCAGCGATGTTCCCTCGTAGTACCCGGCGACCATGTCCATGTAGGCCTCCATGGGCGAGACGCCCTCGGCCATCATCTGCGCCTGCTCCTGCGGGGTCAGAAGGCCCTGCAGCACCTGCTCGGTCGGCTCGTCCGAGGTGATCGTCACCGCGAACAGCGTCTGGACGATCGCCGCCATCAGCGTCGCGTCCGCGAGCTGGTCGAACTGGCGGGCGACCTGCAGCGCGGGCGCCATTGGCGAGATGCCGCGGTGCGTGCCGGGCAGCCCGTCGAAGATATGGATCACGCGCGGACGCCCTGCGGCGTCCCGCGCGCGCACGTCGTACTCGACGTCGTGCTTGAACAGGTCCTTGCGGATCGCGCGGTAGCCGATCGGCATCCCGTCCTCGTCCGTGTAGACCCCGTTGATCAGCCGCTTCATGCTCTCGGTCTTGCGCGAGAGGCGGTGCGGCGGCAGCAGGCGGACCTTGGTCCCGTAGCGGTTCCATGCGCGCCTGCGCCACGGCAGCTCGGCGAGGATTTCGCCGGTGATCAGCCACGACCGGAAGGCCGCGGATTGCATCTGCCCGAAGGTGCGCATGCCCTGCACGTCGCATTCCTGCGCGTTGCGTGCCCACAGCTCGAAGCGCCGCTCGACGGTCTGGGCCCATTGCGCCGCCTCGGCCGACGTCATGCCGAAGGTTTCGTTCTCCGGCAGCGCCTTGAGGCGAAGCCCGGTGCCGACGGTGTTGGCGACGCATTGGTCCACCGCACCGGCCAGCCAGCCGGAGTTGTGGATCACGTCGGCGACGCGGGCAGCCGCGTCGTCCCACGCATCCGCAATGTCGTCCTGCGCCTCGCGCAGCGCCGGGCGCCAGCTCGAAAAAGTCACGCCCCGGCCACCGCGCATGTACTTGCCGGTGGGCCGGGGCGCGAGGTGACCGCCGCCTGCGGAGGGTGTGGCGTCCGCGAAGAACTCGCGGACCTTCGAGATGATCGACATGGGCCTACCTGTTCAGTCTGGAGCCGACCTTCGAGAAGCGCGACCGAAGTGCGCCGCCGCCACCGGCCCCGGGATGAGGTGGGGCCGGTGGCGGGGGATCACCCTCAGGCGGTTCCGCGTCATCCGGGTCAGGAGTAACAACACCGGTTCTGCGCTCGACACCCTCGGGGATGCGTTGGACGTTGAATGCGTAGCCGATGGCCGCGCACAGCGCCTCGCAATCGAGGAAGTGGTTATGCCGCGAGCGCTTGACCCAGACCGGCTTGCCCTCAAGAACCACACGGGCCTCAGAGGTCAGCTGCTTGCAATAGTCCTCCGAGACCTCCTCGTGGACGTAGAACGCACCCGGCACGTCCATCGGCGTCCGGATGCGCGAAATCACCAGCGACTTGAAGAAGTCGGAGGACAGCGTGACGAGGTCGATCGAGTAGAGCGCCCGTTTTCCGTCAGGCTTCACCTCGATCTTCGAGACCTTGTAGGGCGGGCTTTGCACGTCCTTGCCCTTGGTCGGCGAGCAGAGCCACGAAAAGCGGCGGCAGAACTCGTAGACCTTGTGCTCGTTGCCTTGCTCCGGCTTGTCGGGCCGGAAGCCGCTGTCGATGAACACCTTCTCGATCTGCATCCCGCCGACGGGCTGCATCATCAGGTCCGCCAGCGCGGTCCAGACCTCGTCGTCCTCGGTCGGGCCGTAGAGCTGGCCGTTATCCACCAGCCACGACGAGCCCCGGGCCCCGAAGGCCCGGATCACATAGACGAGGCTGAACTTCTGCACGTCGACGCCCATCACGAGGCGCAGGCCGCCCGAAGGCACCTGCCCAGGCTGATAGGGCAGCCGGCGCTCCATGATCTCCTGCCACTCCGGCACGTCGCCGGATGCGGTCATGGAATAGCACTCGCCGAAGCTGGCGTTCATCGCCGTCTGGATGCGGTCGTGGTCGCCGGATTGCAGCGCGGTCAGATAGGTCTCCGCCCGCTGCCCCCACGTCACGAAGGGCGAGCACAGGCCCGAGGTCCACATCGACAGGGTCGAGCTTTCCTCCGGGGCACCGGACACGAACGGCCGGTCGTCCTTGAGGACCACGCTCTGCCCAGGCGCGACCATGGCGCCGCGCTCGTTCATCCACGCCTTGTCGTCGTTGGTGTGGATGCCGCCGCAGCGCGGGCAGACCAGATAGGCCGACCGCTTGGCCTGCGCGGGCGTCGCCCGATCCGGCCAGTTGAGCTGCTTGAAACGCGGGATGAAGAACTCGTTGCAGTGCTTGCAGGGCCACGCCCAGTGGTGCCGCGTGCCTTCCTGCCACAGCTTCCAGATCGGGCTTTCAAGGTCCTCGGGCGCGGATCGCGACCAGAACTCAAGCCCGCTCTCCTCGTCCAATGTGATCTCCACGAGGCCCCTCGCCGGTGTGCTGGTGATCGCGGTCACGAAGTCGGCGTAGGTTTCGCCACGCGCCTCGACGAGCCCGAGCACATCGCCTTGCCCCTTCACGTTCGCCATCATCTCGTCGAACTCGTCGATGAGCGCGAGCGCGGCCGGGTCGGATTTCAGGGCCGAGGACGATCCCGCGTGCGCGAGGCGGACGCGAACGCCGGCCACATGCTTGAGGGTTTTCTTCATGCGCCGGCCGCGGACGACTTTGTTTTTCAGGCTCTCGGCCTCGTCGAGCAGGCCCATCAGGCGCGGCTCGAACTGATCCGTGAGGAATTCCTTCGTCGGCCCGACATAGATGATCGGCGCCGGGCGCTGGTCGAGCCGGGCGCCGATGATGTCGAGCATACTGTCGGTCTTGCCAGACTGCGCGGAGGTGACGGCGACGATCCGGCGGAACCCGCCGTTGTGGACCGCAGAGGACCACGGGATCATGTAGGGCGTCAGCCACGGGTCCCGCGGGCCGGGAATGCCGGCCGTCTCCGGGTAGACGCGGTTGTCGGCCGCCCAGTCAGCGGGATCACGCTTCTGGCTCGGCCTCCAGATCGACCTGACCAGTTGCCAGAGCCCGTTCCGCTTCTCCGCCGCGTCGAGATAGTCGGTCGAATGCTCCATCGATTTCCTGCTCAAGCCTGCGGCGCTCCTGCATGTCGCGCGTGAACCGCGCCGGGAGGCCTTGGAACTCCGCCCGCATCATCGCGGCCATTTCACCGACCACGGCCCGCGCGTCCTCCATCGGGATCACCTCACGGCTCCGCTCCTTGATCCGAAGCTCAATCTCGCGCGTGCGCGCGTCGGTCGCCCGGCTGGCGGCCGCGGTTTTCTGGTTCTTGGTGATCTGGTCCTCGTAGTAGGCCATCGCCCCGCGGACGACGGCGACCACGGTGTAGGCCCCGGTCGAGGCCTTCTCGATGTAGCCGCCCTGCACGAGGTTGTAGACCCACCGGCGCGACCGGCCGAGCAACGCGGCGGCCTGATCTACGGTGATCGTCTGCACCTGCTGCTTTTCTTCGGCCAATGCCGCCTCCCGAACGCTACTGCGTTGTTTTTACTCTTGTTTTCGCTCGCTGCGGAAAAATCTGCCCCTAAGACAGCAGC